ATTACCCAATCTCCCACCTTGCACCACGGACCTTCAGGATATCTTTCCTTATCCCTATAGGCATCGGGTCCTACCGCCAAAACATTAGCACATTGTGCTGCAAGTTGTTGTCTCTCTAAAGTATCTTGCCCCACATAAACTCCACCCTTTGTCTTTTCCTTCATTTTAAAAGGTAGAACTAAAATACGCCAACCTGTTGGCTTTGGTAATTTTAATGATTCTTCTTTGTATTTTTCCTCCAAAGCGAATTTATGCTTTGGGCTTTCCTGTGATGTTGATAACGTTTCCTTGTTCATCTTTTTGCTCCTTAGCTTTTAGCAGGTTAGAGATTTCCTGTAGCATGTACTGATAAGTACGTGCTTGTCCTAACATATACTGATATTTCTCCATATTGTCAACACCTCCACTAATCATAGTGTCACCAACTCTTTGAAGATTATCCCTTAATATTTTTTGTAGTTTAGAAACTACAACTAAAGGATCCATTATATTATTTCCATCCTCTTTTAGCTAATTTGGGCTTCTTTCTCACAAGCCCACCTTTTTTAAGTTCACTTTGCATAGCTCCACTCATCATCATGTCGTGTATTGATATATCTCTAACTGGTGAACCTGATTTGCTACCTTTCATTTTAAAATATAATTTTTTAAAATCTTTAGAACTTCCACCTTTTTTACCTAATTCTCTAAATTTTTTAGTCCATTCACCCATTATTTAAACTTCTTTCCTGTTAATAGATTTGTAACCGATATTCCATAATTTCCACCTACAACGATGAAGACAAGATAAAGATAGACTTCAGGAATATCTTTAAGTCTTTCAAAGTAAAAATCGGTGCGTTTTAAAAGTTCTTGATCTCCAAAATAAGAACCATAAGCTAGTATACCTAAAGGGGCTAAAATAAAAGCTCCTAAAACAAGGTCTAATATCAAAGAACCATTTCGTTTGGCTCTTATAGCACCAGTTTCAATTTCTTTTAAGGCAACTTGATGTTGCATTGCCTTTTTTTCGGCTCTTTTTTGCATAAAGCCACCTACAGCTTTAGAACCGATATTAAATAATAATCGATAAGGTAACATAAATTATGTCCAAGTTACGTCTTTTTGTTTTCTAGCTGCACCTATTCCTGAAACAGAGTTTTTATCTTTTTTATCTCTACTTACTTTCACCTGTTTGTTATTTCTATTAACATCGGGTGTAGGAATCACTTTTGATTTTCCTGTTGGTGCATAACCTTTGCCTGTTGTCATAATCCTCCTTTTAGTTTTAATACTTTTACACTTTGTTGCTTGTTTTTACCATAACTTTTTTAGTCAAGGTCTTATTTACCCCTCGGTTTCATCCGAGCAAGTTCTTTTCTAGCTTGATTCGCCATTTCTTGTTTTTCTAAAGATGTTTCTGCTCTTAATTCAGCCAATTCTTCGTTCTGAACTAATTTATCCTGTTGCGTACTTTGATTCATCATCGCTTTCATACGCTCTAAACCAAGACGATCTTGACTTTCTTGAGCTTTTCTATGGTCATCCATCGCTTTTAGGTCTAATTCTCTTGCTCGAAGTCTAGCAATTGGGTCATTATCAAATTGAGAGATGATTTTTTTCTCTTCAATCATAAATTCTTCCATCATTTCAGCAATAAGTTTAGCTTTTCTAGACTCAATTTTAATCATCATCTGTTGTATTTGTTGTTGAGCTTGTGGGTTCTGCATCATTTGAGGATTTTGCTGCATCATTTGCATTTGTTGTAATTGTTCTGGAAATTCTATTTCAATTTGTTCGTTAGCCATCAAAGAAATATGCTCAAAAATATTTTTTTCCAAACTTCCTATAATCATGGGGTTATTTTTTGCCATATTTGTCGACATAAAACTTAAATGCGAAGTAATATGGGCTCTATGGTCTTGTCCTTTAAAAGCTTGAAACGGTTTTCCTGATAAAGCATCAATATGTTCGAGTGCAGGATCTTTCGGTTGAGGGGGAGGCGGTGGAGGTAAGACTTGATCAATATTTTTTACCCCTAAAGCCTGATACATGTCTCGATAAGCTTTATATAAATTGTGAAGTCCTGGATTAGACTGTGCCAATTGTAATTCTGTTTGTGCAATCGAAATTCTTTGTGTTTGTGAGAAGATATTCGGATCCGCTACAGGAATGATATCCACACGATCGTCAAAATCGGCTTGTTTAATTTGTTTTTGTCCCCCTACGACATCGTAAGGATAAACAGGGGGTAAATACGTTTTGAAAATTTTTGCTAAAAGCTGAAACTCAACTTTTAAAGCAGCATATAATCTTTTATGAATAGACGACATCACTCTTGATCCTCTTTCGAGTAAAGCCACGGTTGTTCCAACCGCTGCCTGTTGATTACCATCGCCGACTTGCATATCGGCAATCGATGCAAATCGTTGTCCAGAAGACACTACAATGGTTAAAAGCTGTAATAAGGTTGCTGAGGGTTCTTTAAAGGGAAGCATCATAAACGCATCTTTTAAATTGCCCCCTGGTGCATCCACATCCCTAAATTCACCTGGTTGTAATGCTTGCGCTTCATCTCTCATTTTAATCCCACGCATTTTAAATCCTGCGGGTAGATTGGAGAGTGTACCCGCATCTAATAATTGACGAAGTGCAGACGTTGCCGTTCTGCTTAATCCACCAATCATATGTATCAGACCAAAGCCATAGAAGCCTAGTCCTGGTAGAAATTTGAAATGAACAAAGTATTGAATTTTTTTCTTATTCTCATCTGCGGGTTCGAAGTTTCTTCGAATGGATAAAACTTTTCTTGTACCTTCTTCAATCGTTACAATGTAAGGTAGCTTAATGCCTGTCGGTTCTCCTGAAGGCCCTGTTTCTTCAAATCCATCTAAGTCTAAATTAACATGACATTCGATAAGGGTAAAAACTTCTTCGTTCTTGCCTTTAGAAACTCCTTCTAATTCCTTTTCTTTTTTCTGAAGTTCTGATTCTTGAAAAAATCCTGGTCTAACTTCAATGTCTCTATAAAATCCTCCGACCTGTTGTTTTCTTAAATCATTTTCAGACATTCTTACGATATGCATAATGGCTTCCGCATCTTCTAATGAGGTAGCAGAATACGGAACCACTAAGTCGTCAGCGGGTACGAACTTAGAAACCGCTCGTCCCAACAAATCGTCATAATAAACTTTTTTAAATGCGGAACCTGATAAAGGTAAATAAAATAACATTTGATCAAATTCTGGGTCATATTCTTTCATGACATTCATAATCTGATAGTTCATGAAATCTTTAACTCGATTCGCTTGATCTTCTTTATTCCGATCAGGCATTCCTAAAATCTGTGTACGAACAGGTCCTTCGCTAGGTAGAAGTTCTTTGTAAGCTTGCGCTTGAAATTGAGTAACCGCTTCTGCCATGACAGGATGCGTGGTCCCTGATGCGCCTCTAAAGGGTTCGGTTCGTGTTTCGTATTTAAATCCTAAAAGGTCTAATCCGGATGTATAAGATTGTTCCCAATCTCGTCTCGATGTTTTGTAGTCTTGATAATTCGTATAAAGTAAATTGCCTAAGGGATCGAGAACATCGTCGGGTAGCAGTTCAGCCAAGTTGTCAAAATGATTTTCCGTTTGTTCTTGATTCACGGACCTTGGATCAAAATTAATTTCCGCACCCCCATCTTCTGTTGGGGTGACTTCTACACCTTCTGGGGCTTGTTCTGCTGTTTCTTGAATATCGACTTGAGATTCTTCGGGTCCTGCAATTTCTATTTTCTGCTTCACGTTTGGAAGCGTTTTGTCAATTTCTGCCATTTATTTCTCCAATGCCTTATCCATATAAGATTTCATATTATTTTTCAAGACTAATGGACAATAAGTCTGCTTCTTTACCTCTTCTTGTTCCATAATCATCTCCGAAGTCTCTTAATTCATTAACTACACTATCCCAATCATCATTAATTACACCTTTCCAAAATTTAGGAGTTCTTGTCTTAAGATTGCCGTATTGATACCCCACCGACATTATTACCGTTTGTTGTTCAGGGGATAATTTATTGAATTTTTTACCTGTACTTTCGTATTGATCAATAATCCAATCTGTATAGTATTTTTTAGAAAGTCTATTGACCTTTGAAGTTTGTTCAGGATTTAATACAAGATTATTATTTTTAATTGCCGCTGCTGCCTCATCACCTGTTAGACCAAGATAAGGTTTAAATATATCAATTAAATCAGGATCAAAACCCATATCTTTAAGATCACTTTCTGTTTTTCCTTTTAAATCAAAACCACTTCCAATAGTAACCCCAGAATTTTCAGAAGGTTGATGTCCATAGTTTAAATTGCCTTCAAGGTCTTCAATGAAATCCCAATTGATTTGACTATTCGATTCGTTAGGTAAAGCTTTATCTATTTGTCCCATA